TGGGAGAGGTAGAAGTCAACGCGGGTCCCGTGACGAATTGCAGCACCATCACGCTCAGCGCGTCCGCCGCGCAAGTGTACGGCTATCAAGGCCCCGGCCTCACTTACCTGACGTTCTATCCTTACATGGGCGCGGCGTACTCCACCATCAACCTGGGCAGTGGGGGCTTGAATCCGTTTTTTGCGATGAGCTGGGGATGCACGATGTCGGCTCCCCTCGTCTACTTCGGCGGCCCGCCGCTGGGACCGTGCAGCCCGCCGGGCTACTGAAACCGATAATCGTTCCGGTTTACCCGATCCTTGGGTAAACCGACAAAGGCTCAACCCGTCCAACCGTAATTACTCGCCGCGGAGGGCGGTCCACTGGCCGGGCAAACCGTAATCGTGCAGGTGATCGGATAGGTGGCACCCAGCGAATCGGTGACTTGCGCCGTAAACACCCACTGTCCAGCCGTGGTAGGTGTGCCGGTGATGAGTCCCGCACTGGCGCCAGAGCCGGTCAGACTCAATCCAGGCGGCAGCGCTCCGCCGATAATGGTCCACGTATAGGGAGAAGTTCCGCCCGACACGAGCAGCGAGTATCCAGCCCCCATTGGCCCGTAGGCCGTGCCCACGGTTCCCGGTGGAGGGTTGCCGCATTGCGCGACGAGTGGACCATTCAGGTACGGGAAATCCTGGAAGGCCCAGGCCGCCCAAGTGGCGCCCCCGCTGCCGGCGCCGGCTTGCGCCGTCTCCATCAGGGTGCCCGTGGAGGTCCAGCCGGTCTGTGAGTTGCCCGCGTCGTTGTAATCGATCGCCACAATTGTGACATCGAGCGGCTGGTTCACCAGGGCGACTGCGGAGGGCGAGTGGTTCGTCCCGGTCGGGCTGCCCACTATAGTGAATCCCAGGTGGATGTTTCCGGTATCGGAACAATTCGCTCCACCAGCCACGCCGTTGGCCACAATCGACCGGAAAGAGATATTGCAGCTCGCTTCGCCGGCCAGCGCTTCATCCACGCACTGTGTGGCGAACACGTTGTAGTAGTCTGGAACCTCGAATTCCGCGGCGAAAATGATGGGCAATCCCGGCCGCGCGGACCACAACGCCGGCATGCCAGTGAAGGTGATGGTGCAGTTGCCCCCGACGATTCCGCCGTAGGTGGTCGCAGAGGTGCCTTGCGCCACATACAGGGCGGTCATAAAGGAGTCGTTGCGGTTGCGCGCTCCGTTGACGATAGCGGCTCCGGAGGCGGAATAGAATTTGTAATAGTTCCCCAGGCCGTCCGCGACGCCGCCGGGAAGCGCGGCGCCGTCGGACGCCGTGTTGTATCCGATGGCGACCACCAGGAGGTTCCCATAACTCACAGGATCGCCGAACGTGATGGAATCGGTACCGGTGGCTACGGCCTTTTGAATAAGAGGAAAACTGGTCCCCATAGTTTCAACTCTGCGTCGTAATCACGATTGGAACGACATGCAGCTGCGGCCCTGAATCGATTACAGGCGATGAAGGCGCGTAGGCGAAAGTGAAGTCGTTGAGCGAGGCGTAGTACGGCACCACACAATCCGCTACGCAGCCATTCGATTGGCTGGACGGTTCAATAAAAGTCTGCCGCACCCCAGAGGCAATGGCCGTAGCCGGCGTTGAAGCCAGAGACCAGGTGCGCGCCGTCCCGCCCGGTCCTTCCTGGTCGTACATGACCGCAATCAGCGTCGAGTAGAACGCTCCCATATTGGCGTTCCAGTTTTCGTATGCGGAAAGCTGAGGTCCGCAAAAAGTTCCGGCATCCCCTTCCGGCTGGAAGGCGTGGATCGCCACGGCGCCGATGGGACACAAGGGCGGGCTGTATTCGAGCAAAACCAGGATCGGGCCGCCATACGCATCCGCCGTGCACCCGGGGATGGTCACCGTGACCGGGCTGGAACTCTGCTTCAACACCGGGCAGACGAACCATTGGATGAATACCCCGCTGCTGAAGGCTGGCTCTGGATACCACAAATTTGAGTTGCCATCGGTCGGCACTCCAGATGGACCCGTTCCGTTGGTCGAGATGAAGCACGCGAGGCCGATATCCGCCGCGATGTTGGCATGCGTCCAGGTCACCGGCAAATTGCCGCCCGAGCCGGCCACGCCGTAGTAGGCAACGGTGGATTGGTAATAAGTGGCGCCTGGCATATCAAGCGGTGGCTGGTGGCTGGTGGCTGGCGGCTGTGGTGCGCGCCTTGACGCATTCGACGCACGTCGGCCGCGGCGTTCCTATCGAACTGGGAAAAGACGCTCCCGCGGGCTTGCCGCAGAACTGGCACACGCGCTTGCGCTGGGGGCGGTCGTTACAGCACGGCATGGGGAAAAGTGGGTATTGGGTCCTGGGTTCTGGGTGCTGGGTGCGCGCCGTTCTGCCCAGTGCCGCTACCTTAGATCGGCCATATTTTCAGGTGTTGCCTGATGCTGTGCTGGCTGTGGACGTTTCCAGCACCGCTGTAAACATCCAACTGGAGCTTCCAGAGCTGATATCTATGGTGAAGATATCGTTGTAAGTAATAGTCAACGGCTCATCGCTCAGGCTCACAAAGGTCATGAGCGTCCCTGACGCGGTTCCCGCCGCAATCGACGGGCTGCTAAAAATCACAGTCCCATTCTGCTTAATGTCGAATACCAGCGGTGTCGAGCCGTCCGACGCCTTCACCACCAGAACAACCACATCCGCCGTGCCATCGAACGGTGCCGGCAGCATGGGCCCGACATTCGTTCCCGTGGCTCCCGTGTTGATGACGAAGCCGATGATGGGCTGGCTGGGCGTCCCGATGCCGGATTGCTCCAGGCTCTCGAAGAACAAAATCCAAGGCCTTGTGAGCTGGCCCCCGACGCCGCCTGCGCTCGTATTGCCGACAGCCGATACTCCCGCATTCCCCGGCATCCCGGCACCGGAAACCGCTTCCATGCCGCTGCCGCCGCTGTTTCCTTCGAGCAGCGCCGTGCCCTTAAAGGCCGGCCCGTCAAACATCGGCGTCTTGACCGGGACGTGGGTGATGGGGGACGCAGACTTAGGCATGGGACTGCCGATGGAATGCCGTTATAATGCCGTCATGAGACCGATGCCGAAGACCTGGGTGCTGCGCATGGAACGTGCCATCCGCCGCGAGGCCACTGTGATTGTGGGCGTGCTCGTCAAGCGGGTACCGGGAATCATTTACGTGTGTGAGGCGTTACGCGACGGTTCGTATAGATGTGGCTTCTGCCGCGAGCCGGGAATTCAGCCAAAGAAGCGGTGCCAATGCGCCAACTGTGGCATCCGGGTCTCCGACGTGGTGCGAACCGTCGATCCCGACGTGGCGCGGCGCATCAGACGCACCTTCCTGGAGATGTGGCAGGTGAAGCAGGTGGGGTCGCTCATGGCCAGCCACGAAAGGCTGTGGAATATGGGCACGCGCTAAAAGCCGCCCCTTCAAAGCTCTTTGAATCTGGCGTCCGTCCGCGCGGGAAGCCTTCGAAGTTCCGGGGGAAGGCGGGAAAACCAACGCAACTGTTCGAAGGACATTCGACCCAGCCGAAGGGCCATAGATCCTTACTGCCTTGCGCCTGTGCAACCTTGCCGTTTTAAGAAGCCTTGCTTCCTTGAGCCGTGAGCCTCTGAGCCTTGAAACGGGGTTTGTATCGGCCCCCAGCGATGGCCAGCATCCTGGCCGCCCCTGTGGGGCCGACAAAACTGAGCTCAATTACCATTTGAGCTACTTTATAAAGGTGTAGTGAACAAGTATCGCCTCGTTCGGGCGTCCGCGTCTTTACCGGTTTTTATCTCTGCGCGTCGGACAAAAGTGTCAAAGAACTGAAGAGTACAGGCTTATTGTCGCACGTTCGGACCAGGGAAAGCGTGGTGGGCGGCCCAGCCAGAAAAATCGGTGCAATGGGGCTTCTCCGCGCCGCTCCGGTAGCAATGTGAACGCTTTCCTCAGCCGTGAGGTTTCTGCCGCACGGAACATTTTTCCACTCCGGCCCGAGCTGCATGTCTTCGAAAGCATCGTTGACGACGCGCGCCTGCTGGTTGGGATGATATTTCCAGCGCGGATAATCGGAGCCGGCTGCGGCATTGAGGCGCAGCCTCACCGCGTCTGCCATTTCCGCCAGGGTCACTCGATGCCCAAATCGGTTGTCGCGTTGACCACTTCCAAATGCCCGTCGATGATCGAAGGCTCGCTTTTGTAGAGCGCCATCATTTTATCCCGTTGCGCCGGGTCGTAATAGCGCCGGATCTTCACGTTTATCACGGTGCCGCCCGACTGCTGCATCTGGCCCTCGCGCAAGGGCTGTCCCTGTGCGTTGCGGTCCTGAAGTTGCGCGTACAATTCCAGATTGGCCTTAGCGAGGTCCCGCCGCCAGTGAATCCACTCGGCAATGGACTTGGTAACCTGCTTGCCGGCCAGTTCGATGGCGACCTGGGTTCTCAGGTTTACCGTCTGCACCGCCAGGCGCAGAGCCGCGATCCGCTGGATGGTGTCGCGGTGGGACTGGATCCACTCCTCAAGCTGTTTCCGCTGGTTGGTATAAGTGGGCGTCTCGAAATCCAGGTCGGCGGAGTGGCGTGCTACTTTAACCCTAAGGTCTGCGGCCTTCTCCTGAAGCCGCTTGATCTCCTTCATGCCTTCGATGATCTTCATGGAGAAAATTGTACCACCGATCGAATGTCACCGAAAGCCGGAACCAGCCGTCCGGCGCGGCTGCGACGGCGGCGGCAGCAAACTATAAGGTTCTAACTACACTCTACTTATACCCTGCTGTGCAGTCCAGGTACGCATTTACAATAGCGATTTTCGTTTGGTCCGATATCGTCACCTGAAACACTCGGTCGAAGCTGGATCCCAACGGCGTCCAGATCACCCGGAAGCCGTATTGCCCGATCCCGGGATTTCCGAGCGACGGCCCCTGCACGTAATTTCCGAACGTGTGGCCGCCGTCGTCGGACCAGTCCAGCGCGATATTATACATGGCCGCGTTCCCGGTTTCCAGATCCAGGTAGAAACGGTGATAGAAATTCAAGACCTGCTCAGCCGATATGTGCGGTGCCGTCCGGATGCGGTAAATCGTCGCCCCGTTGTCCGAATACGTCTGCGACGACATGACATACACCTGCCCGGTGGCATAGTCCCCGACGTAGTGCTTCAGCCCGTCGCCCAGATTCACGTACTGGTGGAAGCTCTGCCGCTGCCTTCCCAGCACCGGGGTTTCGAGCGGGCTTCCATTCGCGCCGGTCGACGTCGTGAACGTCCCGTTCCACCAGGCCCGCTGATGCCACATCTGCGTCGAGCCGTCATAGACCCAGGTGGCATTGGCCGCCTTGAAGTTGAGGACGTAGAAGTGGTGGCCGTTCTCGATGTACGTGTAGGCGATGGTCTGGTCGATCCCGGTGTATTGCGACCAGATCTGCTCCACCGCGAAATTGGAGATCCGCACCGGCTGGAAGCCCTGTGCGTAGAAGCATACCGGGCCGCCCCGCATCTGGTCGAAGCCCAGCCAGCAGAAGCCTTGCAGGAAGCGCGCCGGGGTCCAGGGGGCCGCGCAGCCGAAGTGCATCTCGGCGTTATCGTCGCGCACCAGGGGAAAAGGCGCGGCGCCGGCGTTGTGCCAGCCCTCCGTGGATTGCTCCGAGCCAAACAGCCACAACTCCTGGTGGTCCGCCAGGATCGCGGTGATGTTGTCCGGGTACGATTCCTTCGAGGCTACCTGGGTCGCGTCCCAGTTGGTTCCGTCGTCTGAAGCGGAGATGTAGAACAGCCGGGAATTGTAGGCCGCCTGCACGATAAAGAACGTGTCCAGGTAGACCACCTGCACGGCCGGTACGTAACCCAGGTACTCAGTCCCAATTCCCCCCGTGGAGCCTTCCGTGCCTGCGGAGGCATTCAGCGTGGCGTTCCCATCGCTGTCCACCGACAGGATGGTGTAGGTGCCGGGAGTGAATCCCGTTCCCCCTGTAATGACCAGGGTATAGCCGTCGTCGGTCAGGGCCGCGAAAGGTTGCGAGGCGCTCGAAACGACATCGCTGGAACTGCCGCTGATGACGAGATCGGTATACGGGACCGAGAAGCGCTGCGCCACGGGGCCGGCACCGGAATCGCAGTAGAGGTATCCGCCGGCGCCCACGTCGTAGGTGGCCGTGCCGCCCGAGGAGCTGGTGGCGCCCGCCGAGGCGTTCAGTGTGGCATTGCCGAAGCCGTCCACCGAAACGATGGTGTAGGTGCCTGGCAGGAAGCCTAAACCCGACGTGATAACCAACTGCTCGCCGACGCTCAGGGACGTGAACGAAAGATCGGCGCTCGAAACGACGAAAGAATTAGTGCCGCTGATGGCCAGGTCGTGCGTGGTGGTCGAAGTTCCGACATGTCCCGACGCGATGACGAGCTGCGAGCCGCTCCCGTTGGCGGACATGAACACGGGGTTGCCATCGCTCGAGATGTTCCCCAGGTTGGTGGCCGTGCCACCCTCGAAGATTTCGAAGAGACTAGCGCCCGAAACCACGAACAGGCGGTTTTCTCCGGCGTACATGCCGCGGATGGGCCCACCCCCGAGGTTGGATACTTGGGCGATACCAGGGGAGCCCCACATGCCGCGGATGTTTTTCCCCGTTCCGTTTTCGTTGGGTTCCGGGAAGAGGTTGATGGCCTGATCGACACAGAGGTCCACCGACCACTGAGTATATGAAGGACCGCAGAATTGGAATAAGCCTGTCTTGGACTGCTTGAGCGAATTGACCTGGAGAAACTGCTGATCCGTTGCAACCTGCATGAAAATTCCTAGTTGAATAGGAAATTCCTAATTGAATAGGAGATGAATACAACTGAATAAAATCAGATGTTGATGCCGCCGTGGTCGCAGCCGCGCCCCCGGCTGGTAGAACCATTGGCACTTGCGGTGCTTTCAGAGCGGTGGTACGGTGTACCGCATGCGTGGATGGTGCCAGTGCTGTGGTAAGAGGCGCGTGGCGGACGACGGAGTATCTTGCGGTTGCCGAAGCGCGCTATGCCTGTGCTGCCGGCGTTGCCTCGTTCACTGCCAGTGTTCGGCAGAAACATTACGCGAGAAGGCTGAATTTCTTGCTCGCCATGGATTTAATAAGGCCGCGCAGAATTACCGACGGCGCGCGAATGGCGAGGACCTTCCTGATTATGAGAAACGGTACAGAACTCGACGGCAGGCAATCTGAGGTTCTACCAGCCGCCCGGCGCGGCTGCGACGGGCGCGGCACCAACATATAGAGCCTGTGGTACTTTCCCCATCCTCCTGCCCGGTGCTACGCTGTATCCGATGAAAACCTTACTGCGCACAACCCTTTTCGCGCTCCTGCTGATTTCAGGCAGCCTGGCGCAAACCTTAACCACCCTCAGCACCTTCACCGGACCCAATGGCACCAACCCCACATTCCTTGTTTCGGGAGTTAGCGGCGGCGTCCTTTTTGGCACGGCCGTCAGCGGCGGCTATTCTGCGGACTGCGCCGGCGGCTTATTCGCCAGTTCCTACGGCCGTGGCGGGAGATTTCAATGGCAGTTCTGGAGGCTGTGCGCCGCTGTCCCAGTCCCCGGCTGGCTTGTTCTACGGCGTGGACTATCAGGGCGGCGCCAACGGCGTGGGCGAAATCTTCTACGTCGATCCGTCGGCCGGGACCATCGTGGACCTGTACGACTTCAGCGGGCCGGACGGTTCCGAGCCTTACACCCTGATTCCCTCAGCCACGGCGGGGAAGTATTACGGCACGGGGTACACCGGGGGCGCTTCGGGCTACGGCACCCTGTTCAAATTCGAACTGTAGAATGCCAACTACAGCCGAGATCGACCGCTGGAGAAAGACTTGGCTCGTTGCATACATCTGGTGGTGCGGCGACGAAGCCTGCGACTGCTACCGGCCCATCGTCGAGCGTCTATGGCCTAATGAGCAGTCCGGCTTCCCTTGGATAAGGCGCGAACGAGTCTGGGAGGGCGAGTTTGTCACGTCCCCGGAGCTTGGCGACATGGAACGGCTGAAGAAGGAACTCGACGAGGCAGCCACACGCTGGGGGATAAGGCTCCGCGATCATTTTGGCGAGTTGGAGATCGAGCCAGCCGCGCCGCACTGATGGTTCTACCAGCCCGCGGCACGGCTGTGACGCGGGCGGCACCAACATATAATTTCAATCTGAATATTCCAGGTATTCGATGAAGAACCACCCAAATCCGTCGATCATTTTGTTACCATACCTTCCGGAAGGAGATTCCAGATGACGCCAGCACCCCAGCAGTTTCAGCCCCAACCACCGCTTCCTATCGCAGTGCCCGACACGCCGGATTATTCCACCGACGCGCTCAATATCGCCGTGGTCTACCCGACGCTTGCGGCAGCCATCGCCGCTCTCGGGCTTAGCGCCGTGCGCGCCTTCGACCCCAGTAAACCGATCAAGCCATTCTTCGGCGCGGGGCAAGCCTGGTTCCTGGTGAACGGTTTGATGTTTCAGATGACGCTGACCGACCCGCTCATCAATCTGCCGGGAAACATAACCTTTCCGCCGCTGGAGGTTCCCCCGACTCTTGCCACCATGACTTTTGCCGGGGTGCAGTCGCAAGAGCTGCCCACGAACGAGATCTGCAATCTGGCGGATGCGCAGGCTGTGGCCAATTCGATCCTGGCGTCTGGCGTATACCCGAGCGGCACCACGCTGGTTCCGGTGGATGCTGCAGCGAAGGGACCGTTTCAGATATTCGGCGAGCCGTGGGTCGTCGTGTACGGCCTTGAAACGCGCCGCTTTTGGCTGCTGGCGCTCACAGTGCCGGGCAAAGCGCCGGTATCGCTCGGTTGGGCGCAAAGCTGGCTCATGGCGCAAGCCGCATTCGGTAACGGTGCGCCGGGCAAATGGGCGATCGCTCCCGAACCCGGTGCCCCGCCAACCAACGCGCTCGGCCAGCCGATTCCGGCCATCCTGCAATGGGTGCAGCTACCCCAGGTGACCGTAGCCCCGCTCAACGCGCAGATGCAACTCGTGCCCACGCCGAAGCGCGCGCTCATCGAAGGCGTCGAGACGCTCGGGCCGGCGCAGGTGGGCAGCCCGCTGTTCGGCATCGAGACGACGGTCGTCTTCAACAGCAACAATGCGGCCACGCCCCGGCAGATTGCGCTGGCCCAGGTGCAGCAGTTGGTCGCGCAGTACAACGCGCAGCCGGGGGTTGCGCCGATCGCTATCAGTTAGCTCGCGGCGAGTACAAGTGGCCGCTTCAAGGGCCTACCGCTTCCTTTGTTGTATATACACGCGCAGTGTCGCGCAAGTACTGCAAGATCTACGCTTAACCCCGCGTGACGTACGTGTCCGAGAGCCAATTATATTGGCCGCCCTCCAGCGGCACCACCGCCGGATCGCACCGCATCTCCAGCATCGGCGCGTTCAGGCTCTTGATGACCCGCAGCGATTCCATGGCGAGCATTTTGGCGTCCGGGCTCATCTTCTGGCGCAGCGGGAAGCGCAGGGCCAGCTCCAGCGCCAGATTGTATTGCAGCGCCTTCAGGTACATCGGCGGGAAGGTCACCTGCTGCTCGACGTTCTGGAAGTACGGGAATTCTTCCCACACGTAGATCTTGACCTGGTTCATGCCCGAATTCTGGGGCACCGGGACCGGGTAGAGATGGACCGTTCCCAGGGGGAATTTTTGGTCGTAGTAATACGTGGTCGGAATCGGCGATTGGGTTTGCTTGATGGGGATCTGCGCCCATTTCTGGTATGTGACGGGCGCAATCAGTTGCTCGACCGGGTAATTGGTGTTGTTCGGATAGATGACCGAGGCTACTTCGATGCGCGGCGGCCGCGGAAAATTCCAGTCTCCGCCGGGGCCGATGGTGTACGCTTCCTGGTTTGCCACCAGCGTGAAGATGTAGTCCGCGATGGCATAGATCATGTTCCGCTCAATCATCCAGCCGTCTAGCAGGGCGTTGAGCGTGTCGAATCCGTCTTGCAGTTCCTCTGGGTTCTCTCCGGTGCCGGCATTTTCCAGAACTCCTGAAATGCGGTAAGCCGTATAAATGAGCTTGGATACAGTGGTTCTGGGAAGAGAAGGAGTCTGGAACTGCGGAGGTGTGGCGTAAGGGGTCAAAGGAGCCTTTATGGTTTGATGCCGCCGCAGCCAGAGCCCTGTCTGCGGCTGGTAGAACCTTTGGAACTTGGCGGTGCTTGCGCCGGGGTGGAATACTCGCTGCGGTTAAGCGCGAGCATGGGGCCTAGCTGGTAGCCTGCTGCGCGGTTCCCGGCGGCGGCGCCGGCGCTCCCGCATTGGGCATCCCGCCTTCGGCTATCTGCGCGCGGGCCATCATTTCGGCGCCTGCGCCCGGAATGTGCGTGGGCGGCGCGTTCAGCGCCTTCAGCGTGGCTTTGGAGGCCTGCGCGATCATGGCGACTTCGGGCGGGGCCGATACCCGGTATTCGTTTGCCAGTTCCAGGGCCAGGTTGTAGGTGATGGCGCGCTCGTAGCCCGGCGGGAAATCGAAGTCGTCTTCGAGAGTCGAGAACTGCGTCAGTTGAATCCAGGTGTGCAGTTCAAGTTTGGTCGACGAGGAATTCGGCGTGGGCCACAGGTAGATCGTGGACAGCGGGTATACGCCGTCGATATAGAGCTTGGTCGGTACGGTGCTGGTGGCGCTCTGGTCCCGGATGGCGTTCCACTGCTCGGTGGTCAGGATGGTCAGCGGGTAGCGCAGATTCAGGCTGGGGGTGATGATATTCGCCGCGTGGATCGAAAGCGGCCGGTTGCCGTTGAAAGTTCCGCCGGCGCCGATGGTGTAGGAATTGGTGCCGTCCACGAGATCCCAGTCGTTGATGGCGATGCCATAGACCATCAGCCGCTCTGTCGACCACGAGGCCAGCAGGTCATTCAGCTTGATCAGCCCGTCGTTCGACATGACGGTCGACGGGGTGGCGCCCGGCCACAGGATTCCGGGCAGCAGGGTGATGGCGTTAGTGACGATGGCTTGGGGGGTGGTGGCGGGCATAAATACTCTCTAAAGAAGCCTGATAGTTTGCTGCCGCGCGAGCCACAGCCGTGTCTCGCGCTGGTAGAACCTGAGCGGTACACTGGGGGTATGAAGATCGATCGCCGACAGTTGATGACGCTGCCGTTGGGATTGTTATTGCGGCCATCCCATAAGGAAAACAACAAACAGGCGCTCGCCCCGCCGCAACGCTGGCCGGATGGCGTTTATGAGAATATCGCCGTCGCGGACCTGATCGCAGCGACGTTTGGTAACAAAATGCCCAGCGAGGAGGAGGTTAGCGCCGCATTCCGCTTCTACCGGGGCGACCAATGGCCCAGCGAGGCGCTCTGGCAACGCCAGAAAGACGACCGTCCGGCTTTAGTGGTTAATCGGCTGCCGGCGCTACTTGCGACCGTGCTCGGCAATAGCGGAAGGGCTGGGTACACGGTGGGTATTGTCGAGATGCAACGTGCGGTTGTCGCGATTGTGCGCCAGAACCGGGATGCGCAGATGGCATATAACTACCTGCGCTCGGCAGAGGCGGAACGCGCGGCGCTGCCGCCATTTAGGGCGATGGCCGGAATCTGAACGGTTCTTATGACCTACGAAATCGCGGCTCTGATACTCGCCGGCCTGGGAGCGGTTTGGGCCTTCGTGGAGCTGCATTCCCGCCGCGACATCCACGCGCACTGGGAAGCCGAACGTAAGCGCATGGCGTACGGCGCTTCCAAGTTCGCGTCGCCAGCGGAACGCGAGAGATACCGGGCGCCGGCGGTCAGTCGCGGCGCGGGCTTGCGGGAACCCACGGAAATGGAGTTGCCGGGTGGCGGGATTCTTTCCGTGCCGCCGGGCCAGAATCTCGCGGCGGCTTACAAACGGGCCTTGGGCGTGCACGCCGGCGCTGGCGGAAGCCTACGCCAGGAACTCACGCAAAACTACGTGCAAGCTCTCGGGCAGATGCAAGCTGTCACGAATATACGATGCGAAGCAGGAGCGGTAAACCACGATCCAAACGCCGCCAATGCCCCATGGCTCAAAGGAATTCGCCGCGTTTGCGCACCGCCCTACGACGGCCAGTCCGGCTAACCACCAGCCACTAGGTCGCCAGCCACGGCGCGTCAGCGCCTGACCGGCCCCACCAACTGGTTCGGCGGCGTCTGCGCGGCCATCTGCGCCACGGTCGCGGTAGCCTGCGCCTCTTCTCCGGCTCCGGAAACGTGCGTGGGCGGCATGTTGATGCCCCGGATCTTGTTGAGCGAATCCATGGCGATCTGCGCGGCGTCGGGCGGCATCTGGCGCCCATAAACCGGCGCGAGGATCTGGGCCAGGTTGTAAGTTACCGCCAACTGGTACCCCGGCGGCATGTCGAAGGTGTCCGAAAGCGCGGCAAACTGGTCGAGCGGCTGCCAGGTGAACAGCTCCAGCATCGTTGACGAAGAGTTCGGCGCGGGCCACAGCAGGATGTTCGAGAGCGGGTATTCGTAGTCGTCGTACAGCAGTTCTGGGGTGGTCGAGGTGGCTGCCTGGTCGATCACCATACTCCATTCTTCGGTGGTCGCCAGTTTCAGGGGAGAACGCAGCCCCAGACTCGGGGTGACAATGTTGGCCCGCACGATGGAATTCGGTCTGGTGCCATCGAGGGATCCTCCGGAGCCGATGGTGTAGGCGTTGGTACCGCTGGTCAAGGCGTACGTATTGGCCGAGATGGAGTAGACAATGGTGCGCTCCAGGGTCCAGGAGTACAGCATTTCGTTCAGCCGGTTCAAGGCGTCATTCGACATCGAAGACGAAGGTGTCTGGAACGGGAATAATACGCCTATGGTTACCAAGGCATCGTTGATGACCTGCTGGACCGTGTAGGACATTGGTAGTGATTCACGAAGAAGATTTTGATGTTGATGCCGCGCGCGTCAGGCCTGCCGCGCGCTGGTAGAACCGTCTGGAGGTCGGCGATGCTTTCGCAGCGAAGAGATCAGTTTTCGAGGATCATGTACTGCAGGTTGCACGCGGCTGTATGTGCTAATGCCGCCGGTGCCGTGATTCCCGGATTGAACCGGAACAGGAATGGAGGATCTCCCGGTAGCAGCCGCGCAAATGCCGTGCCCGATGCGGCTGAAAGCAGGTCAATATAGTTTGTGGGATCGAGGTTCTGGAAGCACGCCAGTCCCAGGTTGGCCAGGTCCGTTACCGGAATGGCCGTGCCTCCCGATGTGGTCGGTACGCTCATGGTGGCCTGGATGAAGTGCGACCCGGTGATGGCCACGTTGGCCGTGTCAAAGGAGGTCGGGGGCATCGAGACGTTGATGCCTGCGGAGTTATTGTACTGGAGCTGCGCCTGGGCGGTGATGGGATTGCTCATAAAGCGGGTCCTGGGTGCTGGGTGCTGGCCTACTTCGTCTTTGGCTTCGCTGTCAGCGTCGGATTCGGCAGCGCCACTGGCTTAATGACTGGCGCGGGTTCTGCTGGAGCGGCGGGCGCCGGCGCGGGCTCCGCGGGCGGAGGCGTCAGCGTGCCGGACTGGAGCACGGCGGCCTGCGCGGGGCTGGGCGGCGGAGGAAGCACCTGCCCCAACGTGGCGCCGGGGTCCGCGTTGTGCGGCGCGCCGCTGGGAACCGCCGGTATCTCGCCGGTCTGCTCGATACGCTCGCCGGGCTGCGGAGCGCCGGGGCGCACCATGGGCGTCACCGTGGGTTCCGGGGCGGGAGCGATAAACGGGTCCTTCCAGGGCAACGGCCCCCAGTCCTCACCGAGGGATTCCACCTGGGCCGCGTTCTTCACGATGACGGGCCTGGTGCTCCTGAAGTGCTGGTGATACCAGTAGGAGGGGTATTCGGAGGGGTATAGCTGTTGAGACATTGAAACCTTTCAAATTGGGTTTTGGGTCGGTGCGCGCCGTTCTGCCCAGTGCCGCTACCTTAGATCGGCCGGGCATGCGGATGATGCCGCATGGCACGAGAACGGTCACCATCGGTCCGGGCGCGGCTGGGAGCTAAGGCAATCGAAGCTCACCAACGACTGAAGTTGTTTGGCCTGGAGAGAGCATTGGACCGACCTCGGCCTCTCTTCTCCCATTACCGTCGGCTCGGGACCAAAATTACGTCAGATCTTCGCTGAAAAGCTGTAATTCACCACATCCCCACTGTGGGATCCGTCCACCCAGATTCTCGACACATCGAAGAACGAGCCGTCTCCGAAATCCACCTGGTCCGAATACGTGTCCGACGGTGAATTGGCTCCGGCCGGCGCCAGCGTAGTGTACGGGTACGTGTCCACCGAAGGCGTCTTGCCCACCGGCACGTTCACAAACACGTAAATCAATCCGGAGCCTGCCGCCGGCGTGGCCTGAAGGATGATCCGGGTCGCGGGCATGCGGATGGTGTTGAGCGGGACGGGCGCGCCCGCATCGATGGTGACGGTGCCGCTATATTGTGAGGATGCCATGGGGGGAACTCCTGGGTAAGTAAAGGTCAAGCACGGGCGCCGGGCTTTGAATGCCGGAAATCCAGCACCCAGAACCCAGCACCCGGCAAGGTTATCAGATGGGCTGGTCGTAGTACACGATCAATCCGGGAATCTGGTAGGTCAGAGCGGTGGTGGTGTTGCCGAGCACGACGTCGAGCACCAGCACCTGGTCGGGAGTGTTCCCGTACCAGGGTGTGCCGCAGGCCTCGTTCACGGTGTAGTAGACGCCGGACGAGGTAGCCGCGACCTGAAGCGATGCCGGGGTTTGCGTCAAGGTTCCGCAGGCGGCGGTGGCAATCGTTCCCTTGGCGGTCCCGCCCGGAACAGCGTAGGTGATCGAATCGAGAATCGGGGCGACGGTCGAGGTATACAAGCCGCCAGAACCCTGCACGCCGTAGATAAACGAAACTGACGTGACGACGATGCCCTTGCCGTTGGCGGCACCGATGGAAGCCGGACTGACGGGGCAGTCCACGTTCGTGGTGCCCCCCGTGCCGTTGGTGACCAGCTTGCGTATGGGATTACCCGCGGCGAGGGTGACCATGCCGTCGTCGGTGGTCGTGGTGGTGGTGGCCAGGATGGAGCACACCGATGCGCTTACGAATGCGGATTGGCCGGTCAGCGCCCACACCTGCGAGGTCGAAGAAATCGAATCGCAGTTGATGAGATGGCCGTTGGCTGCGTTAATGAGCGGCAGGTAGGCGTAATTGGTCGAGACACATGAGCCGGAGGGATCGAGGCTGGTTTCCTCCGCTTGAATCAACTGCTGTCCCTGCACGAAGTTATTGAACGGGCCGAACAACACGGTGGCGCCATTGATGTGCGGGGTGGGCCGCGTGCCCATGGTTCCGGAGACGGTGGAAGCGCGAAACACGGTGAGGGTCGTGGAATTGACCACGGTGACAACCGGGATGGTTTCCCGGTCGATGTAGAGGTAGGTCAGGAAGCCGCCCGGAGTGCCCAGGCCGGCGGTGGCACTATACATGCCCGTGGTCGAAGCCACGTAGACCGTGTTGTAGACCGAAGGTGGCGTGTTGATGCCCGGCGCGACGAGCGCGGCCGTGAGCGTGGTGGATTGCGTGGCCGACTGGCCGAAGGCACAGACGGCGAACAAGGCGAGGGCG